TACTGCTCCCAGGTCTCCGTGGTGTCACTGGCGAATATAAGCAATGGCCGGCAATCTGGCCAAAGCTCTTCGACCAGGGCAAGTCAGAAATGGCACAGGAACGCACTGCTTCTATGCGCTTCCTGCCAGTCGCATCGCTTAAGACGGACGGCGGACAAACTCCGTTCGATAACAACAGCGGTGAGGCATTCGTCTACAACCAGCTTCATACTGGTATCGGTCTCGGCTATGCGATCACTCGCAATACCATCTCCGACAACCTGTATAAGGCCCAGTTCCGTCCGTCGAACCTCGGTCTACAGCGTTCATTCGCCCAGACCAAGGAAATCTACGCGGCGAATGTATTCAACACCTCTGGCACGTTCCAAACCACAGTTGGTGGCGACGGCGTATCATTGCTGAATGTTGCGCACCCACTCCCTGCGGGTGGTAGCGGTCCTTCAACTTGGGCCAATACTCCAAGCGTCGCCGTCGATCTGAACGAAACCTCATTGCTTAACGGCATGATCTCAATTCAGACCGGATTCTATGACAACGCCGGCCTGCGCATGATGGCTACGGGCAAGACGCTCGTAATTCATCCGAACAACGAACCCGTGGCACTTCGTTTGCTGCGCGCCGAGCTTCGCCCCGGCACCGCAATGAACGATCCAAACGTCATCCCAACCGTTGCTGGCGGTATCACGGATTACGTCAAGGACGTGTTCTTCACCTCAAACTTTGCATGGTTCATCAAGACCGATCAGCCAGGGTTGCTATACCTTGAGCGTGAGCCGTTCGAGATCGACATGCAAGTGGATTTTACCACCGACAATTTGCTGGTAAAGGGTTGGGAAAGATATAGTTTCTCTTACAACGATCCTCGCAGCATATATGGGTCGCTGCCAACTTCGTAATAAAATCAATGGCTTGTGAGTGAATACCACTCGCAGCCAAGATCAAGCCAAGAGTGATTTACTACGGTGATATAACTCCCAAGAAAAAGCTTGACACGATGTTGAAAGTGTGAGAGGGTTCATCCCGGTAATAACGGGAGAACCCAGATGGTACGAGAGACGAGACTAACCCACGAGCGCGTTCTAGAGCTTTTTGACTACGACGCGGCAACTGGGAACCTGCTTTGGAGGAAACCAACTTCCAATGCAGTTAAGGTCGGCGATGTTGTGGGTGTAGTAGCCACGAATGGCCGACGATACTTAAAGGTGGACAATGAAAACCACATGGTCCACCGGGTGGTGTGGTTCTTTCATAAGGGCGAATGGCCTAAGTACCATTTGGCCCCAGTTGATAAAGATTACCTGAACACGAGACTAGAAAATCTCGTTGAACAGACACCACGAGAGACGATTAAAAAGGGCGGCCTTCGCTCCACTAATACTACTGGCGTGAAGGGCGTTTCTTGGGACGAAAGTAAGAAAGAGTACGCTGTTTTCGCATATATAGACGGGAAAAGCGTATTCCACAGTAGCCATAAGTCGCTTGAAGATGCCGCCGTGGCCGCGAAAGAGGCAGAACAGGGCATCATTCCAACGGCGGAATGGCGCAAGGCGCATCATGATCGAAAGATCGCTAACAAGCGTCTTTGGGCCAAGATGGTTAAGTGGTGTAAGGGACTGCATCGATGGGAATCCGTCGAACAGTTTTTAGGAGAAGTTGGCGAGCCGCCGCATGAAAACTCTAGGCTTGCTCCGGTTGATGAAAGCAAACTAATCGGACCTGGGAATTTCAAGTGGACGGAGCCTGATACTGACCACAGATCGCCAGAAGCGATCAAGGCGGCAAAGAAGCGAGAAGACAATAGAGAGTGGTATCGAGACTACCATCTGAACAGGAAGTACAAGATTAGCAGTAAGAAATATGTTGAACTTCTTGTACAGCAAAAGGGTGTGTGCGCGATTTGTGGAAACCCTGAAACAGATACAGATGAGAATGGTAGAGTAAGAGAGTTTCATGTTGACCACGACCACGATACGGGAACTGTAAGAGGATTGTTGTGTGGTGCCTGCAATAAAGGCATAGGCCACATGCGAGAAGACATCGAAAGATTAAAGTCAGCCATTCGGTACATAGAATATTGGAACCGAGTGATTGCTGAAAAGAACCCGAAGATTGGCGACGGGAAAATCGCCGAATAAAAAAAGGACTAAGAAATGACGCTTTTTAGCACTGGCGGCCAGAATATCTCCAGTCAATTCGGGATGCCGTTGTATGGCATTTCCAATGTGCCGCCCTTTGGTGGCAATTACTTTTTCGTTGACCCGAACTTTGGGTCGGACGGAAATACGGGTGGTCCGCAGGACCCATTCAAGACCCTGACTCAGGCGCACAGTGCGTGTCTCGCCGGCAACAACGATGTGGTGTTCCTGACCGGCAACATCGGTGCGGGTGTCAGTGCGTATCAGTCGGCACCGTTGGTGTGGAGCAAGAACTGTACGCATTTGTTTGGTCTGTGTCCGCCGGTAAAGCGTGGCAAGCAAGCACGTATTGCAATCACGGGAACTACCGCATTTAGCCCGCTGTTTAGCGTAACGGCAACTTGCTGCTGGTTCTCGAACCTGCAATTCTATCATGGCTTTGCTACGGATGGGGGGACCACTTCGTACTGCGTTGAGGATAGTGGTGGTCGAAATATGTTCGACAACTGCGAAATTCTTGGCTTTGCGGGAGCGGGCACTGCGGGTAACACCGGAGCACGCGCGCTTCACGTGACTGGATCAACTGGCGAAAGCACGTATCGTAACTGTGTCTTTGGCTTGGATACCGTACAGCGCACAGTAACAAACTATACTGTTGAATTTGCTGGCGGGACTCCACGTAATCACTTCATTGATTGCGAATTTGAGGCTTGGCTAAGTTCCGGTGGTGCCGCAGCATGCCATCTCTACACGGCAACATCTACCAGCATTGATCGCTATACCTCATTTGATCGCTGCGATTTCCTAAGTGATGTAAAGTCAAGTGGTACCGCCATGACCTCGGCGGCGTTGCTTACTGCTGGTGGTGGTTTATTCAAAATGCGCGATTGTCTCGCGGTTGGTATAACACATTGGGAAGCTTCAATCAGCGATGTGTTGTACCTCAACAACCCAGCTATAAACCAGACCAATCCTGGCGTGATGCTGAACCAGACCACGTAATTTTGAGCACGTAACAATTTTCCCTGACGATATGCAGGATTTTACATATCGCCGAGCCCACGGAGCCGGGTGAAGGAAGTAATATGAGCAGAGCACGACACAAGATGAAGGCTAACGGCGGTCCAGTCAAGCAAGTCTGGAACGCAGGCGGTGAACAAAACGCCGCGCATGAGGCCGAAGAGAAGAAGAAGGGCGGACGAGTTCACGGTGAAGGCGAGAAGTCCAAGATGCGTATGGATCGCCCGAAGCGTGCCCGTGGTGGCCGTCTCCGTGGCGAAGGCATGGGCGCAGACAAGTCGCCACTGACCACCGCAGCCAAGGTGAAGCATGTTACTCCCGGAGAAACTGGTGAGGACGGCGCCGACAAAGTAATGTAGTCGGGGATAAGCGTCAAAGTTCGGGCCGAGCAAGCATTGGCGTGCTATACTCGGCCCTGACCGATCCCGAGTGTTGGAGGCACCCGAAATGGCTGACGCATTTATAGGACATCCTCGCCTTGCAAGGCAAGAGGCAAAACGTACAGGTCAACAAAGATATTTTACGGGCAAACCGTGTTCTAGGGGACACACTGTCGAACGTAAGACTTCTACTGGCCAATGTCTCAAGTGCTGTGAAGAGGACAGGATTAGGTGGCGGGCCGATAACAGAGAACGATACCTAGCACAGTCTAGGGAACAAAAGAAAAAATGGCGTACTGAGAATCCTGAGAAGGTCAAAGAGGCTAGAAAGCGATTTGCTACTAAGCACGCTGATAGGCTCAAAAAGGCTGAAAGAGAACGGGCTAGAAGACGGTACAATACAGAAGGCTATCAACAGTCAAAGGCTAGGCGCAAGGCAAGAATAGAAGCCGAGTTAGCCGCAGTAGCAGGACGACCAAGGCCGACAGTCTGTGATATTTGTAACGAGCCTGTGAAAAAGACAGTATTCGACCATTGTCATAAGCATGGTCATTTCCGTGGGTGGCTGTGTAATGCTTGCAACAAGGCGCTTGGACTTGCCAAGGATAACCCCTCCCTACTAAGAAAAATGGCAAGGTATTTGGAGAGGACGAGTGGCGAAGTTGAAGGCAGCACAGAGAAACAAACTCCCCTCTTCGACCTTTGCACTGCCGGAACAGCGGAAGTATCCGCTTGACACAGAGAATCGAGCCCGTAATGCGCTTTCGCGTGGGGCTCAAAATGCTTCTCCCGAACAACTAGCGACGATCAAAGCTAAAGTCCGTCGTCGCTACCCATCAATTCATGTGGAAGGCGAACCCTCTAAGTCCAGAGGCGATCGTCCGTCACGCAGAAAATGAGGTGACATAGAATGGGTACGCATGTCACCTTTACCAAGCAACTCGCCACCGCACATTCCGCAGGCATTGCGGCCTCACAGTCTGTGACCGGCGGCAATGCGTTCGTCCTGAACGGCAGCAACTACACCAACTACCTTTCCACGACCTCTAGTGCCGCTGCCGCCGTAGGCGCGGTGGTTATCCCAATGACGGCAACAACTGGAGTTGTTGTTGGGCAGACCATTACAGACACCACGACCTCTGGCGCGCTTGTTGCGGGTACGACCGTCCAAGCTGTTAGCGCAACCTCAGTAACTATCTGGCCTCCAGTTGCGGGGTCTGTGGGCATTGGCAGTGGCGATACCATTGTCTTCCCTGGCTTGGCGACGATCGACACCGCTACGGCGGCAAATAGTGCAATTGGCCGGCGTGTTGTCAT